GTCAGTATCGGACTTACCAACTCGACACTATATTCCCGGCCTGCCGCTACAATCCGGCCGCTTTCCTTTTTCTGAGTCCGGATGCTCCCGTCGCTCATGAATTTCCATATCCGTCCATCCGGTGCTATAACCTTTTGGGTATCGTAATAATCTCCACTGGATTCAATCCTTCCTCCAAGAAAAGCTGCTGCAGTTTTGGACGCCTGTTTCCTTGTAATCCCCGTCAATTCTACCTCGATTCCAAATCTCGTTGTAAGCATTGCGTTTTCTCCTCGCTTTCTCTGTGTTTTCTGCCTTTTGGCAGTGTACATTAGGCCATTGAAAACACAGGATAGCAAGGCAATTCTGCATGAGTTTCCGCTGGATTTTGGACGATTTTTCGCATCTTAATTTGAGAACATTTACAGCTTTTTGATCATATCTACACCATAAGCTGCACCCAGAGAAGAACCGCAGTCCCAGTTGATATGAATGGTACCGATATCGTCCACAAAAGAAACTGTACCTCGGTCTCCCGGTTTCAGCATAGAGTACGGATCATCCATGCATATAAGCTCAACTCGTGTTCCCGGCGGATATTGCTCTTTAAGGCGGAGGACTGTTTCTTTTGAAGGAAAGCCTCTTACACTCATTGCTCGTCCTCCTCTCCAGGATAATATGCAGCGTACTTTGGATAATCACTACCGTCCGGCATTACCAGCACTCCGTCAGGCTGTCCCCGTTGCTTAACCAGCAAGCAAAGCCACACTCCATCCTCATTAATGTGACAAAACCCTTTGTTTTCCTCAATAAATGTGCGGTCAACGCACAGGTCGGCAACGAAGTTATCATAGTCAATTTTTGAAAGCTCAATTGTTTTTACAACTGTAAATCGTTTCCTCATATCATGCCGATGCGGCACTTTTAGATCCTCAATCCTAAACGGATGCTTGACAAAGAAAGCAGTGCTATGAAAATTATTCATTTTCGTCCACCGCCTTTGCTCTGCCTTTCCGGTACGCCCCGTTTCCAACCAGTCTTGAAAGCAGCACCTTGCGTTCAGTTTTGAAGTTATCACCTATAAATCCCAGCCTAAGCAGGAAACAGCGAAAAGCATATTTTTCATTATCTGCTGGTTTTTCGTTGCGCAGCACTCGCTTCTGTGCTTTTGCCTGTTCTGCCATTTGCTTTGCCAGCGTTATATATGTCTGCACCTCATCGGCATTTAGGGTCGCGTTCCAGAAAGAGAAGGAAATCTCATCATTTTCAGTTAATACTTCAAGTTCCCGTTCAATCGACATCGCTTTCTTTATCAATGTCTCTTTGCTGGCCAGCATATTATTAAGGTTTTCAAGGCTTATCTCGCTAAAGCCCTCCAAAAAAAGAGTAATTGTCATGGTTCCCTCTGCTGATAAGCCCGCCATATTCAGCGCGTCAATAACGGGACGGATGCTTTTGATTTCATTAAGACTGATTTTCGGTGAGTGAACCACACTGTCCCTGTCAACCGTCCAGCTGCCAGCGGATTTCTCGTCGTTAACCTCATACATAAACCCCGGTGCTCCAGTATAGCGCACCTGGCCTTCAAGGGCTTCAGCTATGACTGAGGCAATGGCTTTTCTCTCCTGACCGACAACCTTCTGTGAAAAGCGAAAGCTGTTATTGTTCATGCCATACACCTCCCCTCAAACAAGCTAAAGCATTTCTGATTCCCATAAAAAATCCCACCTTTCCTTTTTGGTGGGGTACATTAACGCTCTGTTTTGAGGGGAAAGCAAGGACATTTTTAAGCAATCTGTGTTTCCGCGTAAGGTATTTTTTCGCTACCTGACACCAAGAATACTGAATCTGCTCCAAATTGTGAAACATAGCGCTTTACAATCACATCGCAGTATTTCGGGTCAAGCTCCATCATAAAACAAACCCGCCCGGTCTGCTGCGCCGCAATCATTGTCGTACCGGATCCACCGAACAGGTCAAGGGCTAAATCTCCAGTATGGGAACTGTTGAGCATTGCCTTTGCTACAAGCGAAACCGGCTTCATGGTGGGGTGCTCCTCCGATACTTTAGGACGGGGGATCTCCCAAACATCTGACTGTTTTCGGTCTTTAAGCGGGCAAAGTCGCGTCCCTTCAAGCCAGCCGTACCAAATCGGCTCGTACTGGGTATGATAGTCCTTTCTGGATAATACAAGGCTGTCCTTTTTCCATATAATTGTGCTCGACCAGTGATACCCTACCTCACGCATGACGTTCATCAAACTGCCCCATTCCTGAGCACTCATTACCACATAGGTCATGCATCCGGCTTCAGAAACCTCTTTCATGCAATTAAAAGTGCGCAATAAAAAAGCGCCGAATTCTTCGGTGCTCATCTTGTCATTTAGAATTTGCCTTGGCTTCCAGCTCGGATGCTTGGTATCTGAACCATAATCCACGTTCCAAGGCGGGTCAGTGAAAACAAACCTCGCCTTTTGGCCAGCCATCAGTTTTTGCACATCTGAAAGCAGGGTGCTATCACCGCACATCAGCCGGTGGTCGCCAAGCATCCATATATCGCCCTTTTTGGTAACCGGAGCTTTAATCTCTGCTGCTGCCTTTTCTGCATCGAAATTATCCTCTTTGACATTTGTGGTTGTTTTATCGCGGAACAACTCATCGATTTCCGCGGCATCAAACCCGGTAAGAGAAATGTCAAAGCCATCTTCATTCAAGCCCATTAGCAGATCGGTCAAAAGCGGAATATCAAACTCGCCGCTGATTTTATTCAAAGCGACATTGAGCGCCTTTTCCCGCTGATCATCCAAATCAACCACAACGCAGTCGATCTCCTGATACCCCAAAGCTGTTAGTACTTTATACCGCTGATGTCCGCCGACAATATTCCCGGTTCGTTTGTTCCATATGACCGGCTCTACATATCCAAACTCTTCAATGGATCGGCGTAGTTTTTCATATTCAGGGTCGCCCGGCTTTAAGTCCTTCCGCGGGTTATATTTCGAAAGTTTTAATTTTTCTGCTGGTATTTTCAGTATATCCATAAATCTTAACCCTCCAGTTTGATGGCTTTTTCACCGGTGAATTCCTCCCAGCGCTTAACAGCTAAATCACAGTAAATAGGGGATAACTCCATCGCATAGCATTTACGCTCAGTCTGTTCAGCCGCAATTATAGTGGTTCCGCTGCCGGAGAACGGTTCAAGCACAATACCGCCCTTATCGCTGTGCATTTTGATGCACCGCCATGGAAGCTCCACAGGAAACATTGCCGGATGTTCCTTGTTTGCCCGGACAGTCGTCATCTCCCATATGCCAGCATAGCCCCATTTCTTGCGTTCTTCCTTTGTAAGCCGTTTCACAAATTTATAACTGTGTCCCGCAAAGGCTGAAAGCCATACATATTCCTGATCGTTATATTCCTCAACTTCTCCTTTATTGCTGAAGGCCGAAATATACTCATACTGCTGAACCGGCTTGTTTGAAACAAGGTGATAAGGGCCTACACCAAAGTTCTGCCCTTGTTTCTTCCAAATGCGGATCCAGATAGGTCGGTAGCCGTTGTCCAAAAACATATTCACGCTGTACACGCTGGTTGGTTCAATAAACTGGGAGCCGGTTGCATATAAATCACCTAAATTCCAGCAGACAATATCTGCATACCTGCACAAATTTCTAATCACTGGGCGTACTGTTTCAAACCATGGCTCAATCCCGGCTTTTTCATATTCTTTACCTACCCCATATGGTGGGGAAGTCACTGCCATCTGTGCGTGACATCCGTCCATTAACTTCTCAAAATCCTCATCCTTCGTAGAGTCGCCGCACATCAAACGATGATTCCCAAGAAGCCAGATATCGCCCCGCTTCGTTACCGGCTCGTGCTGCATGATTTCCTCATGCGCTTTATCTATGTCAAAGCTGTCTTGTACCGCCTCTTTGGAATACCATCGGTTAAGCAGTTCGTCTATTTCAGAAGCGTCAAACCCTGTAAGCGAAACATCAAATGCACCTGCGTCCAACTCAGCCATTAGCTCGGCCAGTTTATTCTCGTCCCACTCTCCCTGAATCTTATTGAGGGCAAGATTAAGCGCTTTTTCTCTCTGCGGGTCAAGATCTACAACGACGCAGTCTATCTCAGTCTGTCCCAAGTCCAGCAAAACCTTTAAGCGTTGATGCCCGCCTACCACATTACCTGTCTTTTGGTTCCAGATAACAGGCTCCACATAGCCAAATTCCTCTATTGACCGTTTCAGCTTTTCATATTCCTTATCGCCGGGTTTTAAATCCTTGCGCGGATTGTAGACGGCGGGATTTAACAGCTCGGCTCTGATTTTCTGTATGTTCAAATCAACCACCCCTCCTTGCCGTCAGGAGTTTTTCCATCACGTCGTCGTGGGGAGTTGCCCCTTTAAATTCGCTGGCGCAGTTTTCCCGCACGACTTGGTAAATCTGATACCAAAGGTTATTGGCCTGTTTCATGAAGCTTTGACTCATGGCCACATAAGGTGACGGGATGGCATTGCCGGTCGTCGGATGCTTGGCAAGAAAGCCAAATTCGGTGATACATTCCTCGCACTGGATCCACCGCGCCACGCTCTGGGCATACTGCTCTATAAGCTGCGCAGGTATAAGATGAACACACCTGCGTTCCTTAAGCCACTGCCATGTTTTTTCGTATATTTCCACCGCCAGTGTTGTTTTGCCGTTCTTCTGCTTTGCAGCAAGATAATCCCTCGGTGGCGGCATGCTCTGTCCTTCCAGTTCCACAGCGTCCGTAAACTCCATTACCATAAGCTTTCGCCTGCCAGGGTTTCCTTCCAAAATCTTATCCGCCAGCGGCTTTTTCTTCTGTCCTGCTCCAATACGCGCCCCGCCGCGGTTGGTACCGTCTTTTGCCATACGCATCACCTCGATTCCTGTAAAAATAAACGGGGGATATACCCCGTTTGAAACTGCGATTTTTCGCGCGTGACCCCCCGCCCGTTGCACGAAACATCTCCTCCAGAGATTTTGACCCCCCTACCGTCTTGCCCACCGCTCTCCTTCGCGGGCAGTGATCGAAGAGTGGCATTGCTTGCACAGACTCATAAGGTTGCTGTCTGCATTGGTTCCGCCTTTAGCCAAAGGAATAATATGATGCACCTCTTCGGCTGGCGTAAGCTTTCCGTACTTTTGGCACTCCTCGCAAAGCGGATGCTCTGAGATATATCTGTCCCGGATGCGTCTCCATCTCCGGGCATAACGTTTTCTTGTTTGGGGACCTCGTTCATATTTGTTGTAATGAGCATTAACTTGCCTTTGATGCGTGTCACAGTACCTTCCGTCCGTTAACTCAGGACAACCGGGAAAGGAGCAAGGCCTTTTTGGCTTTCTTGGCATCTGGCCACCTCCTTTACGGGTATAAAAAAAGCCCTCGCGGGTTCATCCCATGAAGGCTTATTCATAACTTTTCACAATACCATTATATTTGGCTTTTTACTGAATTTCATCTCATAAAAATCTCATCTGGAATACTAAACAGCACAATTGTTTTTCACCCATGGCATCCTGCCGTTATATTACTTATCCGAAATATACCGCTGCATATCGGCTGGTAAAGCTGCAAGCAAAAGATAAGCTTTTTTCCTGTCTTTCTCTAAATCTTGGGTGCTTTTATAGAAGGAACATTTATCTTGCTGACACTTGCGTACAGTCAGGATATTGCAGCCATTTCTTCCATTACTGCCAAAACATTTATCGCACATCTTTCCTTCCTCCCGTTTTATGGCAATCGAGTAGAAGCTGAATAATTATTTTATTCAGCGTCCTCTCACACCACCGTACGTACCGTTCGGTATACGGCGGTTCATTAAGATTTAATGTACAATTAGATACCTCTTTGATAAACTCTTGTA